TGAATACATGATGAAAATTAGAAGAGTGCTTCCAGATTTTTTATCTCAAACTGGAGATGCAAGAGTGACTTTAAACTTGAAAAATTATCCAACAGATTCAGAAGCTAGTTCTTCATTAGGTCCATTTACATCTTCAACAACTACAGATAAAATAGACACACGTGCAAGAGCAAGAGCGATAGCATTAAAAGTAGACAATACTAGTATTAAACAACACTGGAAACTTGGAACATTTAGATTAGATATACAAGCGGATGGAAGAAGATAATGATAGATAAAAGTACAAGACAATATTATGCCAATGGGCAATTAGTAAAACCAACTAGACATGGTTTAAGACCTGGATATCGTGGTGATGATAGATTTGGAGGTCACCCAGGTGCATCACATGAGGGAGTTGGATCAGGTCAAACTAGCGGCAATCAGGGTTCGGATAGAGGTAATGGTCATGTACATCCAGGAATTGCTTCAACTTATTCAGCACCAGCACCTGCAGCACCTGCAGCACCACAAGAAGAAAGAGTTAGTCCTATACAATCTATAGCTATGGTTGGTGATATAAGTTTAGCTGGAAAAACTAAAACAGAAGCAGATGACGAAATTGCAGCACGGAATGAAGCAGAAAGAGTTCCAGATTTTGTTAAACAAATAATAACACCTCCTGTAACACCAAGAGATGATAGAGTTCCAGATCAGATTAAAGACATAATAACACCTCCTGTAACTCCAAAAGATAAAAGTGATTATAAACAATTTTTTACAAAACCACCTCTTGTAGAACCTAAAAGAAATTGGTTGAAAACTATCGCTAAACTAGCCTTACAACCTTTTCTTCCAGAACCTCTTCAAAAAGCCATACAAGCAATGAATTTATCTACAATGGCTTATGATTCAGGACTAACAAAAACAGACGTAGCTAAAGATTTTAAAGAAAATTTAGAGAGTGCTTTTACTTCAACAGGTACTTCAACAGGAAAATCTAATATTGACACAACAGAACGTGGAGAAGGTAGACAATTTGACAAAATACCAGTTCAACAAGCAATAAGTAAGGGTGAAGGATTAGAATCAGGTAAAAAATTGCTTGGATTATCTGAGGAAGAAGCTAATTATTTTAAAAAATTATTTGCTAGTAGAGACCGTAAATTCTTACAAAGTATATTTGATAAAGGAACAACTAGAATACAGTCTGGTAAAGCAACTCAAAAAGAAAAAGATGTTTATACTTTATTACAGCAATATTTAGTAGATCCAAAACAAGGAATAATGGGAGTAGCATAATGGCTAGAATAGTACAATCATTAACACAACCTTTAGAGAAATACGATCAACAGATTCAACAATCATTTGTTAGGGACGTTGATAGTATAGTACAAAAATTAAACACATCCTTTCAACAGGATTTAAAAGATGAGGCAGAAGCGGAAGCTTTCTTTATGGCATAATGGCTAATACATTTGTAAACAAAAAAGCTGATTTAACTAGTAATAGTGCTACTACATTGTACACTGTACCATCAGCTACAACAGCTGTTATAAAATCTATAATAGTGTCCGAAGACTCAGGAAATGCTGATACTATAACAGTGACTATAACTGACACAGATGACGCTGTTTTTAGTCTTTTTAAGACCAAATCCATATCAGCTAATGGAACATCAGAATTATTATCCCAGCCTTTAGTGGCTAAGGAAAGTGAAGTAGTAAAAGTAACTGCAGCAACGGCTAATAGATTACATGTCGTATTGTCTGCGCTTGAAATTAAACCTAGAACAGTAACATCATAGGCTTGATTTACATGAGAAAAACAAGTATTATTATAAACCCAGGTGAAATTCCTGCCTTTAAAAATTAACATAAAAATTATGGCTATAGATAGAACAGGAATATCATCATTAAACACAGGCGCAGGAGAAATTACTTATTCAGGTGCCGAAGGACCTAAATCTCCAGATCAACAATTAATGGCTCAAGCTGATCCTATGATAGTAGAAGAATATAAAAAATACGTTTTCGAAATGGAAGAACAAGGATTACAGCCAATGTCATTTAGAGAATTTTTGCAACAAGCTTTGTCAGGCTATGCTTACGGTGGATCAGCAAACCCTACATACACTCAAAAAAGAAAACAATCATTAGCTTATGGTGGTATTGCAGGAGTCGATGGTAGAAAAAGATATGGTATTGGATCATGGTTTCAGGAGTATATTAAAGACCCTATTGAAATGGCAATCACTGGAAAGACACAAGCAGAAATTGATGCTGAATCACAAGCAAGAGTTGATGCACAAACTGCAGCAACAGGTGACCCAAATTATACACCATGGTACGAACAAATATTTTCACCAGCTGCACAACAGTTAACTCAACAAACTGCATCAAATCTTGGTTTAGATTCTTTATTTAATACAGGAAACCTTCAACAGAACTTATCTGTAAATGATATTTTAAATGTGTTTGGTTTAGGAACAAAACACAAATTTTTAGATAAAGATATTTTACCTGATCCTTATTTAAAAACTATGACTAGGGAAAGAGTACCTGGACAAGATGCAAAACCGATATATGGCCAAGATGGAAAAACAATAGTAGGATATTCAGATCCAATAGCAGCACAACCAGCACAATATGAAACAAAAGTTAATCCTTTTTACCCAATAGGTGCTGGAATGATAGCATATGATTATGCTAAAGACCATCCAGGTCCAGCGCTTCATGCAGATTATGGAATAGATGCATCTAGGATTGATTTAGCATCAGCAATTGGAGGAGATGATTTAAGATTTAAACTTGATCCATCACTTGTAAAAGCAGCTAACGGCGGAAGAATCAGAGCTCAAGAAGGTGGCTTAATGGATTTAGGTGGCATGGAAAAAGATTATAGAAATGAAGGTGGGTTTGTACCAATAGGTGGACAAGAAAGAGCTGATGATGTACCAGCTAGATTAAGTAAAAATGAATTTGTATTTACAGCAG